GTGCCGACCGTGCAGCAAACGTACGACAGCACCGGCGGCGTGCCGCATATCGTCCTGGTCGGTGGCCAGCCGTTCACGATCCGGGATAATGCGGCGCCGATAGGCACGCTGGTCGAAGTGCAGGACGGCGCTGGCGTGCCTCGCCTCCGCGTGGCCCCGCTGCAGGTGGACTTCGGGCAATCAATGACCGACCGTTTCGTGAGCCTGCAGGACGTTGTTGACGGCTACGGCGCTTTCGAGTTTTACCCGGACGGCCGCACGCGAACGGACGCCGGATCGAATCCGGCGTGCAACTGGACAAGCACGGTCAACAGTCTCGTACCAGGCGGCGGCGGCGTCGGCAACGATACCGCGCCGAACTTTGTGTCGTGGATAGGCGAGCTGGTCCTGACCGAGCAGGGCAACCTGTTCAACACGCAATCGCTGTTCAATCAGGCAACGACGGTCACGTTGGAGGGCGCGAACACCGGCCCGATATACACGATGATCAACCAGCCGCTGTTCCGAACGGGCGCGCTCGGCGGATCGAGGACAGGCAGCCAGCAAAACGCGGTGCGATCACAAATTCGCATCGGGCCGAACCTGGCGGGCAATTTCCTGCTCACCTCGCACGAAACGTATTTTGCGACCTGCATTATTGACGCAACGGTCGGCACAGCTGGCATCACCACCGTGAATTACTTCGCGCCGAAAGCGCCGACGCTGACGGCTGGCGGCTTTATCACGACGCTGAATCTGTGCGACTTTCCGAACATTCCAGGCGCGGGCATCACCACGCTGCGGGGCATCAATTCCGCGATGGTGGCCGGCACGTTCATCAATCACACGGGCAGCGCGCCGTCGCTGTTCTCCGGTCCGCTCGCAATGGCGAACGCTATCGAGCTGCGGCTAGGCGGAGCGACTGCGAACGACGTGGCACTCGCGCGCAGCGCAGCCGACACAATGCAATGGACCGCGACCGGCGTTATGGCGTGGGACCTGAACACGGCAACAGCGGACGCCATGCGGTGTTTCAGCGCGGCCGACTCGCTCACGTTCGATTTCCCGACGCTGTCGTTCGGCACCACGCTTGCCGACCCGACGGCGAACTGGCAGGCGCTGTTCTCGCCGGGCGTAAAAACAGTCACGGTCGGCGGAGATTTCGCGCGGCGGTTGTTCTCGGCCTCGGGCGCGGTCCTGCTCAACGCGGCAATGTCGAACGCGTTCACCGACGTTGTCAACGAGCCGTTCATCGACGGCGCATCGACAGGCAGCGCCGTCAACACCGGCAACGTGTTGATTCAGACCGGCCCTGGTTTCGGCACGAATCGCTACGGCTTGCTGATTACAGCGAACCCGAGCGGCGGCACGCTGAACTACGCGTTCCGGCAAAGCAACGCCAGCGCCCTGGCCCGGTTCGACGGCAGACTCGACATCAACAGGGGAATCGCACTCGGCGGCGGAGCCGCTGCTACACTCGGCACCATTGGAGGCTCGGGGCCGACGGCCGCAGCGCAAGCGCAATGGGTCGAGATTGACATCGGCGGCACGGCGCATTGGATACCAGTTTGGACATGATGATATGACGACAACACGCGACGCGATCGAGGCCGGCATAGACGCCGTGGTACTCGACAACACACTGAACAAAGGCGGATTCGCCGACGCGGTCCGCTCGGTGCTGACTGCGAATTTCACGAACGCGGAGGCGGTCGCGTGGCTTGACGCCCTGGCCGTCGAGTACAACCGCATCGGGCAAACGAACAACCCGACGTACGGGAACTGGCGTGGCCAGATTCTCGACTTGGGAAAAGCGGTGTGGCTCGAACTATGGGACGCGCTGCAAGTGAACATCACCGGCCTGGCCGAAACCGCACCGGCCACGCAATCGGCGCTCCTGATCTCGCTGCGCGACGAGCGCGACAACATCGACGCGGCTATTGACCGCTTCACCGCGCTTATCGCAGCGGAGCCGAACGGCACCGTGGGCAAGCTGGTCACGGATGAAATGCGCGGCTCGAAATCGCGGCTGCGCGAACGCAAGCAACGAATCCGTGCCGCCATCGAAGCTATTACCGGCGACCCGGATTCATAACGAGGACCGACAATGAACGAACCGAAAACACACGACGACCAGGACAAGGCGAACGGCGAGGACCCGAACGCCGAGGCGCTTGCCGCCGCAGCGGCACAGCTCGCAATGCCACCGCAACAGCTGGACCCGAACCGGCCCATGTTCCACCTGGTCCCGCCGTCGCTCATGCAGGACGTGATTGTGATTTTGAAGCGGCTGCCGTACGAGGACGTGGCCCGCGTAATGCCGTCGCTCATGCAAGCGCCGATACATCAGGCCCCGCCGGAGTAAATCATGGCCGAGATTTCCGTCAATCTGCTCGCGTCGAACGTCCCGGTTAACGGGCTGACCGACGTCCCGGAGATAACAATCCAGCGCCTCGACACTGGCGCGGAGGTCGTGGCGGACACGGCAATGACTGATCGCACGACGCGCGGCTTGTATTCGTTCACGTTCGCGCACGATCCGCTGCTCGACTATGCGTTCCTGATCGACGCGGATCCGCTGGCCGCCGGACAAGTGGACGTCCGGTACTGGCGCGGCAGCTTCGACGGAATGTTAGAACAGGCCCGCGACCTGGCCGAAGCTGACGAAAGCTACGACAGCACGCTGCAGGAGTACCACAAGTTCAGGCGCGGAACGGCGGTCGACCTGATACCCGTGAAGGACGTATCGAACGCGCAGGTTACGCTCGACACGTCGCTGGTGCAGCCGTGAGCGTTCTCAACGGCGTGCTACTGTTCGGCGTGCAGCCGGTGAACAACACCGGCCCGCGTATTGTTATTCAGGAACCGGACGGCGAGATAGAAGCCGAGCTGGTCGGCGTATTGGAGGACCCGGTCACGGGCGAAGTGGACGACGAGGTGATTTGCTGATGGCTGCCAAAGGACCGACAATTTCATACGTGCGCGGCGACACCGTGCCGAAAACAATGAATCTCACGCAGGGCGGCGCGGCGCTCGACCTCACCGGCTTTCTGAACATCGAAATCGTGGTCAATGCCGACGAGGAGCCAGCGGACACCGCCAACGAGCAATTCAGAATGCCCGTGACGATTGCGAACCCGCCAGGCACCGACGGCGTGGTCGATTTTCAGCCCGCTGGCGTGAACGTCGCGGCGCGCATCATTGAGTCCGAGGCATACGTGCCCGGCGAATACTTTTGGGACCTGCAAGCGGACGACGGCGCAGGCGAGCGGTTCACCTTGCTGCTGGCTGGCGCGTTCAACGTGTTGCAGGACATAAACAAATCGTAGGAGCGCGGCATGGCTGTGACATTGATAAAAGAGGACGGCACGGGCGCAGTTTCCGGGGCCAACGCCTACGAGGACGTCGCGGGCGCGAACCAGTACATGGAAAACACGAACCGAAAGGACGAGTGGACAGCGTTCAGCCAGGCGACCAGGCGGGCCGCCCTGCTCACCGCCACGCAGTACATGGACGACCGCTACCGCTGCCGATACCTCGGCGTGCGGCAGGAGTCCACCGAGGACACGCAGCCGTTGGAGTTCCCACGCGAGGACCTGTTTTTCCCGAGCGGTGCCGAGATTCCGGCGGCGCAAATCCCGGCCGAGATTCTGGAAGCCTGCGCCGAGTTCGCGCTGATCGCCGCAGCCGGGCCGATACAACCGGACCCGGTGTACGACAGCACGGGCCGCAGCGTCGAGCGCAAGCTGGTACGCGTCGAGGGTGCCGTGACAAAGGACACCACGTACGGCGGCAGCCCGACGCCCGTGTTGAACCGCCGATACCCGGCGGCCGAGCAAATCCTGTCGCGCTGGCTTCGGCCTCGATCGCGCACGCTGTTGAGGGCCTGATGGCACTAGCTGACGAAATCGAACTGGCCGACGTCGCGCAGGAGCTCATCGCGGAGTTCGGGCGCAGCGTGAACCTGTCGCCACCGGGCGGCACCGACGTGAGCGCCACCGAACCGTGGAAAGGGAAAACCGCCCGCGGCACGAACATTCCGATTCTGGCCGTATTTCAGCGACTCGAAAAGGAACTGGTGGCCGACACGGCAATCCAGGTCGGCGACAGTCTCGCAATAATTGACAGCAAAACCCTTGCGGGCCGGGCGATCACGGTTGCAGACCGGATCCTCGACGGTGCCAGGCAATGGCAAATCGTGGCCCCGGTCGAGGTCAAACCAGGGAACACCTCGTTCGCGTGGTTCTGCCAAGTTAGGGAGACCGGCTGATGGCCCGCGAGTTTGACGCCAACGAAATCATCGTGAGCCTGTCCGACGCGATAGGCGACGATATCGCCGAGACCGCGCTGGCTGCGCTGACCAACGTCGTGCGCCGCACGCCGGTCGGCAATCCTACCCGCTGGCAACAGCCGCAAAGCGCGCCTCCGGGCTACGTGGGCGGCCACGCACGGCGAAATTGGAACGTGTCGATCAATGCCCCGCGCGACTCGATCACCGGCACCGAGGGCGACGGCGGTGGCAAGGGCGCGGCGACGTCCGAGGCAATCAGCAAAGGCTCGCGCACTATCGAACGCTCGAACCCGCGCACAACGCAACGAATCATCATCTCGAACAGCGTGCCGTACATCGGCCGCCTGAACGCGGGCCACAGCACGGTGGCTCCTGCGAATTTCGTCGAAATGGCGGTCGCGTTGGCGGTGAATAGCGGGCGCAACAGCCGAGGGTCGTTCTGATGGGCGTGGCTTCGACAACACCGGAAGCGCAGATTGATGCACTAAACGCAGCATTCCGCACTCACTGGCTGGCAGCAAGCGAGGACGCAGCCCGCATCGCGTGGGACACGCTGCCGTTTAACACGGACGACGTGCCGGACTTTGTCCGGTTCGGATTTCAGCACGCGAGCGGCGAACACGCCGCGCTCGGCGCGGGCGCATCGCGTTATATGCGACGTTTCGGTATTATCTCTGCCGTGATCTACGTGCGCATGGGCGAGGACCCGGCCAGGCGGCACGCGCTGACCGAAATTGTGCTGGAGTTTTTGGAAATTGTGGACGTTGCAGGCTTTTCGATCGAGGACCCCGGCGCGTCCGACGAGGGCGTGGTCGAGGGATGGAACCAAGTGAACTGCACAGCGTCCGCGCACTACGATTTGACACGAAACACCGCGTGAGGCGGGAACCAATGACGGCGTGAGGCCGACGACAACGAGGAGAACAGGCTCATGTCCGACACAAACCGCGTAGGCGTCCGCATTGCTCGCAACAGTTCGCGCACGGCGCCGATACTGGCAACCACGCTTGACCTGCTCGCGCTGCGATACACCGGCGCGCCGGGCCTTGCGTTCGCACCCACCACGATTGTCTCCGAGGAAATCCGCAGCGACCGGCAAATCAGCGACCTGATACTTGTCGGCGGTGAGGCCGGAGGCGATACCAATTTCGAGCTGTCCTTTCGGGCGTTCGACCTCCTGATCGAATCGGCGCTTATGTCGCTGTACACCGAGAACGATTTTCAGGAGGGCACCGGCACCGGCGGTATTGCGTCATTCGGTGCGGGCACTATCGACGTGTTCGCAGGCGACGGCGCGAAATATCTCGACGGTATGCTCGTCAAACTGGCCGACCTGGCAACGGGTAACGCAGGCGACGGCGTGTACGAGATAACGCTGGTCGCAGTCGATACGCTCACGCTGACACCGCACACCGCAGGCACGAACGCCGTGCTGGCGTCGTGGACAGCGGACGACCGCACCCGGCTTTCGATTGCCGGCCTGTACGGCCAGGCGGTCGGCGATATCACGTTCGCGGCTCCGGCCTCGGGCGAGATTGTAATGACCGTGGCCAACAACAACGCGCTGTTCGACGGCGCGCGAGGCAACAGCCCGCCGACGACGCTGGCGCAAGGCCAATGGCTGAAAATCAACGGCTTTCCGATTGCAGCGAACAACGTGTGGGCGCGTATCAAGGCCATCGACACGACGGCCCGCACGCTCACGTTCGACGCGCAAACCGGCATGGCGGCCGACGCCGCCGCAGCCGAACAGGTCGAGCTATGGCACGGCGACACCGTCGAGAACGGCGCGCAGGCCGTGGCGGCTCACCAGTTCGCCGTGGAGCGCAGGTTCGAGGACCAGACCGACGTACTGCGCGAGCTGTTCCTCGGCATGGCGCTGAACAATCTCAGCCTGGCGCTGGCACCGCAGGCAATCGCCAACGCATCGGCGACGTTTTTCGGGTTCAGTTCGGCCACGCAAATCGAGACCGGCAACGCGCACATTGGCACCGTGCCACCGGCCCTGTACGAGTTCGCCCCGAACGATTTGGAGGCGTACCAGAACAGCGTTTACAACACGTCGACCAACGTCGGACGCCTCGGCCGTGGCATTGATCCTATCGACACGGCGGGCGTGAATTTCGTCCTCGATGCAAGTATCGACCTCACCAACAACTTGCGCAGGCAGCCCGCTGTCGGCGTGTTCGGTGCGGCTGGTATCGGCGTCGGCGAAGTGGGCGTCACTGGCAACCTGCGGACGTACTTCGACAACAAGGACATCCTCGACCAAATCCTGAACAACACCGAAACGTCGCTGGACCTGTCGGTGGTGGATTCGAGCGGGGCGGCCATGCTGTTCGATATGCCGCGTATCAAATTCAGCGGCGGCGCGCCGGACGTGCCAGGCAAAAACCAGGACGTCACAATCCCGGCGACGTATCAGGCCATTCTAGATTCGGACTTCGGCTACACGATTTCCGTGCAGCGATTCCACTACGTCCAGTAATACCGCTGGACGTTTACGCCGCGTGAGGCGGCAGCCGTGAGGGCAGCATGAACATATACGAGGCTTTTGAAACCAGCGAGAATCTGATCAACAACGGAAAGTGGGTAGCGATTGAGTTCAACGGCGCCGAGCTGTGCCGGATTCAAATTCGCAGCGCCAGCCCCGAGCTGAACAGCGACTTGCGCAAAGCGATGACCGAGGAGGCCGTCGAACTTGTCGGAAAAAACGAGGACCTGCGAGACAACGCCAACGACCCGGACCGCGAGGTTCGGCTGTTCGCAAAGGCGGTAGTCACGGATTGGGACGGCATCACCGACAGGGACGGAAAGAAACTTAAATGCACACCGGCGAACGTCGAGAAAATCTTCCGAGAATTGCCGTTACTCGCCAACCGCGTCAAGCGCGAGGCGTACCGCTGGACGAATTTCCGCGCGGCTTTGGAGGAGGAGGTGGTGGGAAACTCGCCACGGTCCTCCGCCACCGGATAAGAGGCATTGCGGGCGACGAGGACAACATCGCCGCCAGCTATCGGGAGCGGGGCCTTGAGCCACCCGAGCACATAGAAAAGCCGCCAACGCCTGAATGGTTCGCGCTGCCGTACTGGTACGCCTACGCCGACCTGCAACACGAACGTGCGCCGCCGTTATTCAACAAGGCGGGCAAAGCAATCCACCAGCGCATTCCCTGGTCCGCCATCGCGGCGTATGCCAGGCACCACGGTCTCGACGTGGACGAGTTGAAGCGCATTATTTGGGCGTGTGATTCCGAGTTCCTGAACGCGGACCTGCAGGCCGAACCCGAAGCGATCGAGCAGGAGGAGACCGGCGATGGTTGACCGCGTCATACGGATTGTCATTGATTCCAGCGGGGCGGTGAAATCGCTCAACCAGGTCGAGGGTGCGCTGGAGGGCGTTGACGAGGAGCAAAAGGAAACCAAGCAATCGTCCGACGCGTTGGCCGGTGCGTTTCGCAACCTCGTCGCGTTTCTCGGTGTCCGCGAGCTAGTCCAATACGCCGACACGTACACGCTGATCGGCAACCGCATTCGCCTGGTCACGGACTCGACGGCCGAGTTCAACGCCGTACAGGACGAACTAATCGGCATCGCGCAGCGCACGCGCTCGGGCCTCACCGAGACCGCCGACTTGTACGCCCGTGTTGCTCGATCGACCGAGCAGTTAGGACGCAGCCAGCAGGAAACGCTGCAATTCACGGAAAGTATCAACCAGGCCATTCAGATTTCCGGTGCGACGACGCAGGAGGCGGCGGCGTCCACGATTCAGTTTGCGCAGGGCCTCGCGTCCGGCGCGCTCCGTGGTGACGAGCTCCGGTCGGTCCTCGAACAGAACACGCGACTGGCCCGCGTGCTCGCGGACGGCTTCGGCGTAAACGTCGGACAGCTGCGCGACCTTGCCGAGCAGGGCAAGCTGACCGGCGACCGCATATTCGACATCGTGCTGGAAGCTGGCCCGGCCCTGCAGGCCGAGTTCGGCCAGATCGACGCTACGCTCGGCCAGGCGCTCACGACCGCACAGAATTTCGCGCTTGTCGTCATCGGTGAGTTCGACCGGGCGGCGGGCGTATCGCAGGGCCTCGTCGATATATTCCAGCTCACCGACGAGGAAACGCTGGAGCTCGGGGCCAGCGTTCGCAGCCTGGCGCTCGACTTCCGCGAGTTTGTCGAGGTGGCCACGGTTGCCGTGGTCAATTTCGTCGAGACCGTCGGCCCGAAGTTCGGCGCGATACAAGCCGAGATAATCAAAATCATTGCGGCGCTGACCAGGGACGAGGATTTGTTCCGGGCAGCGTTGGAGGGCCAGAACGAGTTCGAGGCCGAACTCGACGCGATACGCTCGAAGCTGGACGCGGAGTTCGAGGCGATACGCCGGAACAACGAGGAGCGACGCCGCGAAGCCGAGGACCGCGAGGTGGACCTCGACGCACCGGGCACACCGGGAACCGGCGGCGACGCAATCGACCCGGAGACCGCAAAGGAATTAGAGCGGATCCGCAAACAGCAGGAGGCGTTGATTCTATCGCTGCGCCAGCAAACCGAAGCCATGCGCATTGCGAACGACACCGGCCGCGAATACAAGGACGTGCTCGCCGAACTGAAAATCGAGGCGCTAGGCGCTGCCGGTGCGAACGACGAGTTCACAGCCGAGGCCCTGGCCGCCCGCGACGCGTTGCAGGAACAGAAAACGCGCGCCGAGGAGCTGGCCGACGCGCAAAAGGAATTGGAGGACGACCTGAAATCGGCCGAGGAGGTGACGCTGGCAGCTCGCACCGCGACCGAGGTGTACGCGGACGAGGTCGAACGCCTGCAGGGGCTGCTCGATAAGGGCCTGATCACCGAGGAGACATTCGAGCGTTCGGTGGAAAATCTCGACAACCTCGACGATTCGCTCGAGGATTTTTTCCGACGTGCCCGCGAAAACTCGCAGGACATACTGGCCGGTTTTTTGGAGTCCGGCCTGCAGGACCTCGACGACTTCGGCCGCGCGTTCTCGGAAATGATACTGGCACTCGCCAGCCAGGCGCTCGCTGCCGAGATTTTCAACAGCCTGCTCGGCTCGGCCAGCGGCGGCGGCGGCACCAGCACGGGCGGTATCATTTCGGGAATTGTCGGCGCGATTGCAGGCGGCCGACAGTTCGGCGGCGGCGTACAGGCGGGCCAGGCGGTCCGAACTGGCGAGGGCGGTCGCTTCGGTGCGGAGGTTTTCGTGCCGAACCAGGGCGGCAACGTCGTCCCGATAAACGGCGACCGAGGCGCAGCGGCTATGGCCGCGCCGGTCGTCAACAACACAATCGTCAACACCATTGACGAGTCCGACATCACCGGAGCATTTCAGGGCGGGGCTGGCGACTCGGTGTTGCTCAATCGAATTTCCGTGAAGCGCGTCGCGTTTCGCCGAGCATTAGGAGTCTGAACCGTGCCATTTTTACACGAAACACTCGTAGCGAACGGAACGACCAGCCTCGGCCGGATTGTGTTCGCCAAAGCCGTGCTCGATATGATTCTGAACGATCACGTTATCGACCTGGCCGTGAATGTAGGCGGCACCGGGTACGTGGTCGGCGAAACATTCGACATTGTCGGCGGCACTCCAATTGGCGCGTTCGTAGCCACCGGCGTCGTGACAGCTGAATCGGGCGGCGTTGTAACGGGCGTGAAGTATCTCAGCGCCGGAGCCTACAGCACGCTGCCTGGCGTCACTGGCGCAGCCACAACGAACGCCAGCGCCGCAGGCAACGACGACCTCACCGTCGATCTGACGACCGAACTGTCAACTTGGACGCAGGACCGCAGCACGTACGTGGACGACCAGACCGACTTTGAGTGGATAGCGACCAGCACGAAAACGCTGAACCCGGCCACAATCGGCATGGACACCGTGACCGGCAGCGGCAACGACTCGAACAGGCTCATGGTGGCCAGCGGTTTCGACAACGGGCAGACGTTCACGACGCAACCGGACACCAGCCCGGTGGCTGGCATGATCCTGAATATCCCGGCGCAGAACCCGGAGATATTCCTATCGACGACCGAGCGCCGCGCCAACGTGGTCGCCCGCGACGGCAACAACGTGCAGTACGGCGGCCTCGGCCTGTTCATTCCGCTTACCAGCATCGACGCGAATTATCCGTTCCCTGGTATCGTCCACGCGCAAAGCACGGTCATTCAGCCAATGGCGCAGGCGTACAACAACGACGGCAACGGCGGGAATAACTGCGGCGTGTGCAATCCGGGCACGTTCACGACGGTGTTCCCGGCCGTGCGCTACCGCGACAACCTGTCAGCGCAATGGCTCACGATTGCGCAGCAGGCGGGCGTCGGCCTGGCCCGCTCGAAAATGTGGCCGCACCGCACGTTCCGTGGCGATTACAACATCACGCTGGCGCCGCAGGTGTCCGGCCAGTCCACGCAGTATTCCGGCTTTCAGGACGTCGTGCTCGGTGACGCGAGCGGCAACGGTTCGTCCGGTGGCTGGTTCGAGAATCCGTTAGGCTCCGCCGACGGCGTGCCGGGCGTTAGTCCGTTCGGCACCGGCGCGCAAATGTCGCTCGTTGTCACGTCGCACATTGTCAGCAGCCAGCCAGGCGACACGCAGGTTATCGGATATATCGACGGCTTTGAGAACGTGCACGGCATCGGCCTGACCGCGTTCGAGGAGATCGAAAGTTTCTTGAGCGCGTCGCGCTACATCGTTTTCCCTGATACCAACGGCGCCGACACGGGCCAGTGGGTCGCAATGGAGATTTTATAATGCCGCACGAATTTGTAGTCGGGGCCTTTGAACCCGGCGATGACGACATGGGCGACTTCATGCTCGATATTTGGCTGCCGTTTGCCCGTGACGATTGCCTGTGGGTCGATAACCAGGCACCGGCACCCGGCATCCGGCCGGACATCGAACTGTGGACACACCGGGGCACCGTGCCGTCGCCCGTGAGTCCGTTCGCGTTTTTCAAAACCGAAGCGAACCACCTGTACGGATTCAACGGAAGCGACATCGACCTGACCGAGGAAATTTTCGACCAGCCGAACAACCCGGCCAACGCTCCGATTAACGACACGTTCCCGGCGTACGGTAGCGGCGCCGCCTCGATCGGCGCGGGCACCAGAATGATGCTCACGAACAACATGACCGGGCCTTACGAGGGGTACTGGCTGTTCTCCGACACGACCGGCGAATATATCCATTGCGTGCTCAAAATCAGCGCCCGCCACTATCGGCATTTTCACATTGGACGGCTGCGGCAAATCGACGGCGGCGTGGACTTGGACCCGACGTCGTTTTATCAGACCGCGCATTTCTGGTCGTCGGTCGAGGACGGCTCCGCCTGGCCGACCGCACCTGTCGCGGACGAGGAGCACCACCCGTACGCGAATCACAACCCGCCGTTCCGCAACCGGACCGGCACCAGCTTTAACGGCGCGTTCGGTATCGCCATGCTGAACACGGCACCGGGCGTCCTGTTCTATATGCCGGGCCTGTTCCCGATTCAGGTGTCGGCTGCGGCCGTGAACGCTGGCGGCACGGGTCACGCGGTAAACGACCAAATCACGGTGGACCTGTCCGACGGTGTACGCGCAGGCGTCGGCACCGCGGCGGTGCTGAACGTGGACGCCGAATCGGCGGGCGTCATTACGGCCGTGTCGATACTGACCGCCGGGCCGTACGACGAGGCCACCGGCGACGGTGACACGAACCCGGTGCTGGCGGTCCCGCAAGCGAGCACGACAGGCGCAGGCATCGACGCCACGTTCGACCTGACGTTCGAGGGTTACCACTTTTTCCAGGCGCAGCCGCACGACGGCCTGCAATGCCTCGGCAGCCCGGCGCAAAAATCAGGCGACGGCGGTGTCACGACGAGCACCGGAGGCGTGATGTTGCGCAGCCGAATCGGCACCGCGCAGACCAATTTTTACGACGCCGGCCTCGGCTCGTTGCTTTGGGCGTGCGACCGAAACTTCACGGCCAACGCGAACGTACTCGTCCCGATTTACGTCGGCGCGATGTTCGATTTCCAGTCCGACATTCGGCTCGGAATCGTCGCCCAGGTCCCGGACATTTTCCGCATCAATATGCGCGACTACGCGCCCGAGGAGACAATCACCGTGCAGGGCGTGGACTACAAAGTATTCCCGATGTGCAACGACGACGCGGTCAACACCGTGGACGGCGAACCGTACAGCGGATACGAGGGGCTGGCGTACCGCGTCGAAACAGGTCCGGTGGTGTAGGCAATGGCACAAGGCGCTGCAGGTGTTTTTCAGCGGATTTTCCACGCGCCTGGCAATCCCGAATTGCCGACGCTGCCGGACCCGAACGCCGACAAGGATGGGCTGGAGGATTTGTGGACGACCGGCGCGGCAATCGTTCAGCAACAGTTCCCGCAGGTCGTACTCGACATCAACGCAGCCGCGCCCGGCGTCGCCAACGGGTTCGCGCAGTTTTATCTCGACGGCCTCGGCGGCACACCGAACCCGGTAGATTTCGGCAACATCACGGCGACCAAGCAGGCCATCGTCACCGCGCACAACACGTTCCGGTTCCCGGTCAACATCACGGCCGTGGACGTGTCGCAGGTGTCCGGCGTCACGCTGATAACGCCCGGCCTGCCGATTGCCGTGCCGTCCTTTGGCAGCATCGTGTTCACGTTCGAGGCCGACATATTCGGCGACCCGAGTTTCGACGCCCTGGTCACGTTCACGCACGACGAGGGCGAGTTCACAATACGGATGATCGGCCGCCGCGTGATCCTGTTCGAGATCATCCCGCAACGACCGATACGCGAGCAGGTCACGTTCGGCAGCGACGTGATGCAATCGCACGACGGCAGCGAGCAGGTGATGAGCTGGCGCACGACGCCGCGCAGCCGCGTGCAATACCACGTGAGATTCACCGACAACAAGGAACGCACGATCCTGTACAACCAAATCCTCGGCGCCGGTTTCCTCCTGCAAGGCGTCCAGCTATGGTTCCAGGCTCGCCAGCTCACCAGCGCCGCCGCGTCGGTGGACACCGTGCTGCAGATCGACACTACCGGAATGGAAATCGCAGCCGCCGACACGCTGTCGATTGTCCTGCCTGATCGGACCGCGTTCACCGTCGAGGTGCTGTCGTTTACGGCCTCCGACATTACGCTCACCGCAGCCGTGGGCGTGAACCTCACCGCCGACACGTTCGTCATGCCGATTCGCTTCGGATATATGCAGAATAATCAACAGCTTGCCACGTTCGCCACGGAGGCCGAGGATTTCCGCGTCACGTTCGACCTGATCGAGTACGACAACCTCGCCGCCACGGTGGACCCGACCTATTTCGACGCGCATCCAGTGGACGGCCTGCCGATACCGAAGCAGCCGCTGTTTTTCGCGGGCCAGGCTCGCAGCGCCGCGATTGTCAGCCAGGCGAGCCGCCTCGACGGTCGCACGGGCACCATTTTCAACGCCCGGTCCGAAGTGATCGGTCGGCCGACACAGGAAATGCTCGTCCACCTGAACGACTTTGCGGAGACACACGCGTGGCGTGAGTTCCTGCACGCGCAGCGCGGATCCTTTGGCCGGTTCTACGTGCCGACCGGCACCAACGACCTGCCGCTGTTCAACGATTTGTCGCTCGGCGGAAACACAATCGACATACAGCCAATGGGCGTGACCGTCCTGCTCGGCAACGTGGCACCACGGCGCGACGTTCGCGTCACCGTGGCGGGCGTTTCCTACGACCGGCGGGTTACACTCGCGGCCGATAACGTCACGTTTGAAACGCTCACGCTCGACTCAGTGATACCAGGCGGCGGCACCGTCCCGGTGGACGAGGTCAAAGTGGAGTGGCTGTCCCTGGTCCGCATGGTCGGCGACAGCGCGACGTTCCAGCACCTCTACCTCGGCACGGCGGACCTGCGTTTCAGCGTTCGCGGAGTGATTGAAATATGACATTCGACGCGTTTGAAACCACCGACGGCTCGCCGGTCGAGCTCCTGACTTTCGCCAACGGCAACGACGTTTTCCGGCGCACGAACTCGGTGAAAACCGTCACCGTGGGCGCGAACGATTTCATCCCGTTGGCGTACAGCCGCAGCCAGTTTTCGCAGTCAAAGGACAGCGACGACAACAACATCACCATGCAGGTGCCGAACGTGTTCGAGCTGGTCGCGCTTTACTCGGGCGTGTTCACGTCGTTCACGACAACGGTGACAATCGAGCGGTTCCACCTCGACGACCCCGGCAACGAAATCGTGGTGATTTGGAAAGGCACGCTGGCCTCGATCAATCACCAGGAGGACGAGGCGCAGCTGCTCCTACAACCGCTCACCAGCGGGCAGGAAATCACGCCGCCGGATACGTTCTCGGGGCTGTGCAACGCGTTCCTTTTCCAGTCGCCTGGCTGCCTGCTCACGCGCACCGACTTCCGATTTATTGCCACGCTCAACGCCGTGGACGCCTCGGGACTCGAGCTAACTTTCAACGGCCTGCGACTGGAAGCCGAAACAATCGACGGCGTGCAGGGCGGACCGACCGGGCCGTTATCGTCGGCGGAGCTCGACATCTATTGGAGCGGCGGATATATCCAGACCGGCGCCGGTGAGGTGCGCGACATTGTCGAGGGCAACATCAGCGGCGACCCGGACACGGTGCGAATCATCCTGCCGTTTCGGGATTTCATTGTCGGCGAGGGCGCGAACGTGTTCGCTGGCTGCGACTTGTCAATCGCCACCTGCCACAAAAAATTCAACAACGCTATAAATTTTCAAGGCTACCCGTACATCCCGGAGATTGACCCGGCGAACACGGAACTGCCGCCAGGCACGCGCACCTCGACGTCGCAATTTGCAGGGGTCCAGCCGTGATCTGGCAACAGCTGATAATTTGGGTCGTATCGTTTTTGCTGTCGGACTATTTCCGCGAGCGCCTGCCGGCGCAAACCGCCAGCGGTCTCGGCGACTTCAACATCCCGACGGCAACCGAGGGCCGGGTCGTGCCGATTATTCCGGGCGGGTCCATGCGCATCGAGGCCCCGAACTGCGTTTGGTACGGCGACTTCGCGGCGATCGAGCGCACGGTCGAAACCGGCGTCGTGTTCAAAAAGGACGAGGTGATTGGCTTCACGTACGAGCTGGCCTTTCAGTATGCGCTGTGCAAAACGCCGCTCGCTGGCATCACCGGAGTGTGGATCGGCGACGACCAGGTGTTCGATTACATAGCCGACGCCGCAGGGATTCCGCAAACGGTCGTCGATATTGACCGCGACGACCTGTTCGGCGGTGTCGATAACGGTGGCGGATTTATCGGCCGCCTGCGCCTGTTCCCTGGTACTGAAACGCAGGGCGTGTCCGCGTTCCTGAACACGCGCATCGACCCGCTGCCCGCGTATCGCGGCACGGCTTACATTATGGTCACGGACCTCACCGAATCCGTGGGCGCGAACATCGGCGAGGCGAACCAGCTGCGCTACCTGCGCGTGTCCGTGCAGGCGTTCGACACGACCGCCAACGGTGGCCTCGGTGACACGCTGAACCTGTTGAACGACGAGCATTTCATCGGCGAGGACGCAAACCCGATTGCGGTCGCGTACGACCTGTACGTCAATCAGCGATGGGGCCGAGGTTTCCCGCCGTCCGATATTGACAAGCCGTCGTTCGACGCGGCGCACGCGACGTGCTTCACGGAGGGTATCGGGTTCTCGCAAGTGATCGACGAGCAGACAACAACCGGCGAGATTCAGGACACAATCGAGCAACACGTTGACGGCTACATCGGACCGAACCCGGTCACGGGCCGCATTGAGGTGACGCTGGCGCGGCAAGATTACATCCTCGCCAACGAGTTCCAGGCCAGCGCCGTCAACATTCAGGAAATAAAAAAGTGGAGCAAGGGCGACTGGTCGCAGACGTTCAACCGGGTCCGCGTTCGCTACACCGACCGCGCGAAACAATGGAACGAAACACACGCCGTGGAGCTCGCGCCCGGCAACCTGATCATTCAGGGCGGACGCACGAAAACAAAGGAACTCCGATTTCAGGGCGTGCACACCGCCGACGTGGCCAGCAAGGTCGCAGCTCGTACCAGGCGGCAGAACGCGCAGCCGATTGCCAGCGGCACGATTGAACTGGACCGCACCGCGTACCAGCTCCGGCCAGGTTCGATAATTTCGCTCACGTCCGAGAAAATCAACGAGACCAATCTGGCGACGCGCGTGACGAAAGCCGGAGTGGGCAGCGTCGAGCGCAACACAATGGAGTTCGAGGTCGTCAGCGACGTGTTCGACGAGGAAACGGCCATCGTGACGGTGCCGCCTCCGACCGATTTCGTGCCACCGATTCAGGTCGTCATTGCGTTCGGCGTGCTCGATCAGGCGGCGTTCGAGTGCCCGTTTATTCTCGCCCGGTTCAATCCGAACCCGAACCCGGCACCGCGCATCACCACGCTGGCGCGTCGCAATCTCGGCAACAGTCCGACCGAGTACGAGGTGATCCGGCGGACCAGGAACCCGCCCGCGGCGTTCGCTGGCGGCTACACGTCGACCGATTTTGTCTCGGGCGGCTTCTGCCAGGTCGGCACGTTGCGCAACAACGAGATCGGCTGGACGACCGGCAACGGCGGGTTCTCGATTCAGGTGGACCCGATAGGCGCGGCCAGTCTCGACGCCCTTATCGACACGTACTCGCCAACGACAGGCGGCGGCGGCACCGGCAACGCTGCCGGGATTTGCGTTATCAGTCCGGGCCTGCCAGGCGAGGAGTTCATCGTCGCGCAAACAATCGTGGACGACCTCGGCGGGATTCGCTTGGAGGACGTGTGGCGCGGCTGCATGGACACGCCGATGAAACCGCACACCGCAGGCGAGCAGGTGTGGTTTATCTGGACAGGCGGAATGGGCATGGGCGACGAGGTGTACAACGTCGGCGACGGTGTCGACATGAAGTTTTTGCCTCGATCGCCGACCGATGCGTTGCTCGAACCGGCGGCCACGTCGTTGCCCGAGGTCCTGCTCGACGAGAACGCGGGCGTGCGCACCTCGAAACCGCTGCTGCCGTACACGATCACGGTGAACAGCACCGTCCTGCCGCAGTCCACCGACGAGATTGACTTCGACACCGTGCACACCAGCCCGGCGTTCACCGGCGCGGCCGGTTTGCCTGCGCTGCGCGACTGGCGCAACCAGTCGATACTCGGCAGCATTCAGGGTCTCGACCTGTCGCAGACCGGCTTCAATCCCGACGACGTGGTCGCCGACAATCACCAGCTCGCATGGTGGCTGCACGATTTGGACGCCGACCCGACAGCGGACCGCCTGCTCGCGGTGGCGGAGTCTGCCGGCTACGTCGTCCAGGCAACGGCCGGTGACAGGTTCGACATGGCCAAATCGGCGCTGATCGCGGGCGGCGTGACCGGCTTGTCGTTCAACGCGAAGCTGGAAGTGGAAATGCGGGCGGACCCGGTCGCGCAAACGCAGCTGCAGGTGAGCCACGACACGTTCGACCTGTTTTTCATTGCCACCGGCATTTTCTCGTTGGAACCCGAACAGGTATCGCTCGGGCACCAGTTCAACGGCGACGACACCGACGTGGACGGCCTCGACGAGCTGGCCAGGCCGACGCTGTTTATCGGCAACGCCGAGATCGACACGGCGTCGAGCACGCACGGCGGAGGCTCGGTGATATTCGACGGCGTCGGCGATTTCGTGCACATCGCATCTGCGCCCGGCTTCGACTGGTACGACATTGAGTGGACACTCGATATGCGCGTGCGGTTCGACGACATTGTCAGCGCGCAAGTTTTGATCGGACAGGAATGGCTGTCCGGTCGCCGCCAGTGGTATCTCGAATGGGACGGCGCGAACTTTCAGCTGCGGTTCTCGCGCAATGGCGCGGACGGCCCGTTCACGAACATCGCGCTCGGCGCGTTCGCTCCGAACGCTGCACAGTGGTACGCGCTGCGCGTTGTTCAGAAAAAGGACCCGAGCTCCCCGAGGTTTTCGTGCTACATCGACGGCACGCGCACCGGCACCACGTTCACGTCGCAAAGCCACAGCGACGCCGGTGTCGATTTCGTGCTCGGCGGACGCTACGACGGCGGCGGCGTTTACGCGCTACCGTTTACGGGTCAAATCGACGAGGTGGCGCTGCGCAACTTCGCGGCCATTGATCCGAACGACACGTCGTACACGGTCGAGGACCGCCCCGAGCCTGGCCCGGCCGGAAAGTTCGACGCCCTGGTATCGAACATGGAGGACGTGGACACCGCGACAGCTCACCGCACCGACGACACAAATCGGTGGGACCTCACGTTCGGCGCCACGTCGGAAATTGACACCGCGCAGTTTCAGTTCGGCACGTCCTCGCTGCGCTGCGACGGCGTGAACAATCTCACGCCCGCCCTGGCCGACGGCGTATGGCTGCCCGAGACACTGAACCCGCCCGAGGCGCTGCCGCAATGGAATTTGCGCAAGTCTGATTTCGTAATGGAGGCGTGGGTCCGGTTCGTCGCGTTGCCGAACACGAACGCCGACGGCATGGCGATTATCGCCAAGTACAACCGCCCGAGCGGCAACAATATCGACTGGTATTTTTACTTCGACACGAACGACGACCTCGTTTGGGGCTACTCGCCCACGGGAAATATCAGCAGCCAGAACAACCTCACGTCGAGCGACCTCGGCGTGCTGAACACCGGCCAGTGGTATCACGCGGCGGCGCAGCGTCGCGGGCAGGACCTCGAATTGTATTTCGACGGCAACCGCGTCGCGCAAGCGGTGGATCACTTCGCAGGCGACGCCGTGCTGAATCAGACCAACGTGCCGGTATCAATCGGCCGCTTCTACGACGTCAGCAGCGTCACGCGCATCCGGGCGCTGAACGGTTTCATCGACGCCGTGCGCGTTCGCATCGGCACGACGTTTTACAACGGCAGCACGTACACGGTGCCGGCAGCACCGCCGGAACCAGGCGACCAGGGCGACCGCAATTTGCTGTTGTTGCACCACTTCGACGGCGCGGACTTTTTCGCCACCGACCGGGCGCAGGAAACCGACGACGGCCGACGGTCCACGCGAATCACGTTCGAGGGCGGCGCCCGATACCTCGACGCCAATCCGAAGTTCGGCGTGACGCACGGCGAAATGGACGACGGCGACGCGTTCAACTTCACGCAATCGCTATTCTGGTGGGACCTGGCCGACTCCGATTTCACGATTGACATTTGGTACTACGCGGACGACAACGAGGCGGGCCAGAACAACGGCGGCGTTGCGTTTTTCAATCATTGGGCGGAGTCCGGTGACCAGCGCAGCTGGCGGCTGGCGTTCAACAACGCCACCGACGAGCTGGAATTTGTGTGGACGACCCTCGGCACAGCGGCCGACGAGCGGCGCGCGTTCGTGAGCTCCGTGGCGTTCGACACGCTGTTCCCGACCGACACTTGGGTACACGTCGCGGTCGAGCGGCAAGGGTCCACGCTGTCGATTTTCGTGGACGGCGTCCTGCAAACGCTCGACGGTGCCTCGGCCTCGATCGGCGCGGACGTCATTTTCAACAGCACGGCCACGATTCGCGTGGGTCAGCAGGACGTCACCGGCTTCAACGGCGACAGCGACAGCTTTTGGGACGAGTTCAGGATCACGAAAAGCGCCGAGTACGGCGGGTCCAGCTTCACGCCCGAGGTGGCCGCGTACCCGAACCCGACGCCGCCGAACGTCTAACCGGCGGGCGGTGCCCGCATCAGCATCACGCAACCGACGACAAACGAGCCAGCGGCCCACGCCCACGCGCCAACGGCCATGTCGTAGCCTGCGAAGCCGAACGAAATCAGCGCGAGGACGAAATGCAGGAGCCGCCGGTCCCGAGCGGACAGCGTGATCCGTGGCGGGCTATGTCGAGACACCGGGCCGGGCGGAGTACGTGCGCGGAAAGTTCAGGTACACGACGTTGTCGGACTCAATCAGGTCCGGGGCATCGAGGCCCACGTCGTCGAGGAGCGCGCGCTGTGCGTCACCTGGTTGGCCGTAGCAGCCGATTAGGACGCCATCGGCGAGCAGGTCCACCACGCCGGACTCGGGACGAGCCACGGGCGGGCGGAAAACTTGGTACACGTTGCAGGCACGGCGAACGATCCAGCCTGCGGTTAGCGGGCCGGATTCGAGCAGGTCAATCCTGATTTCTGCGGACTCGATCACGGTTCGGAGTGTGCGCCAAGTGGTCATGCCTCGAATTGTCGCGCGTGGTGCGACATATGGCAAGTAATGGGCGCAAAAAAACCGGGCACAAGGCCCGGCTTCTCGGCAAATAGCGTGCCAGGTTCAGGCAATCGGAATGCCTAACGCCTCGACCTCGGCCACCAGCGTCGTGCCTCGCTGGTCTCGGGCGCGAATATCCCGGACGCCCGCCGGGTTGATTGTCACGTTGTCCCGGATGCTGGTCAGGCACTCCTCGGTTGTGACGCCAGCGACACCGACAATCGCGTTCATTTCGCCCGCCACTTGCGTGAGGTGCGCGAGCCGTTTGCGGTGCCTGGCTGAAAAATTCGGATGAGCGACGGCGAACCGGCGGCGGTGTCTGATTCGGTGCGTGTGCGCGTTTACAGTTTTCATGTTCTCGGCCTCCTGGTCGGCGGTTTCGGTTCGTCCGGCAGCGAGTATAACAAAGCCGGGTCGCGTTTCTTGATTGCCCTGTCGATCACTCCGACCGAGGGCAAGCGATCGAGGCCACAGCGTTGGAGGTTCGTGCACAGCCAGCGCATACCGTCCAGGCTGTGCGCGTTGAGACTCACGTAGAGGCTGCCGACAGTTTCGCCGTGCGGGTCAATTCCTTTTTCCTCGCACCAGCTCAACAGCTTGCGCATATCGAGAATCGACAGGCTATGCTCGGCCACGTTCCACCTGGTCGGCGCTGTTTCGCCCGGCTCGAGCGCATTGTTCGGGCGCTGGCTCGGGTGCTTTGGATGTTCGGGTTCCCACGGTTTCGGCTCGCGTTTCCTCGGCTGCGGATCCGCTGTGACGTATCCGACGTCCTCGGGGCTATTTGATTTCGGCTCGTCGAACAGGTCGGCGGTTACATTCTCGGAGGCAATGGCAGTCTCAATCTGTGCAGCGTTTCGGTGTAGTCGTTTTTCATCTTATCCCCTTTTTGCTTCGCGGTCGGTCCCGAGGCACAGCGAGGCCCGGCCCGCCTGGTTTACGAGTCCGAACGCCTCGCCGGGCGACTTGCAACGCGGTTCGGTTGCCGTCGGCTACGAGCGCCACGCTGCTTTCGCTCCTGCTCGTCGGACTTCGCGTGGTTCGGCCCAAGCGACGAGTGATACGCGCACGGCCGGACGTTCACCAATTGACCGTTGTCTCCGTGCGGGTCCGGTGAGGCTGTTGAAAGGCGGAATGGTGGCGGGTTAGAATCCCCGCGCTGGTTCCGTTTCGATTGCCCTAAACCAGACAAGGCCCCGGAGTGCGCAAACACTCGCGGGGCCATCCTTTTTACACGCTAGGCGGGGCCGTGTCTATCGGTGTGGGTCAAACTCGCATTCGTCGCACACGTACCCCTCCGGGATTGCGTCGTGTCTGCCCGCTTTGGAGCAGCGGGGCGGGTTTTTCACGCGGTAGGCGTCCACGCACGGCTCGTCACAGAACGGCACGACAGGGGCCATGTCGTCGAGCGGGTCCAGCTTCGCGTAGAAGCCGTCCGCCTCGTCCTCGACGAACCGCCCGCAGTTCGGGCAGCGGTCCGCCTGATCGCCTTTGGCGCTCACGTCGTCACCTCCTGCAGCGGGTCCTCGCCCGCCAGTTTCAGGCCGTAGTTGATCATCTCCTCCGTGGTCGCTTTGAGCGCGTACCGCTCAAAATCCCACCACTTGTCGTCGTTCAGCACGTCGCGGAGTTCGGAGCAAAACAGGTTCTCAGCGTCCACCTGTCGCCCGCTGCCCCACTCGTCGTCGTCGAGCGGTACAGCTAGGC